TAGTTTTGCCATGTTATTGGAGAAACTTTGCCTATAACCTTAGTTCCAGTCTGTCCTGCTGATCCAAGGATTGCCCCCTGAACCAATGCAAGATCTGCAGCGGTCTTGGGACTATTCATAAACACAGTGTGCTCAATAATAATTGCCTCAAACCCACCATATATATCAAAGAATGCTTTTACTTTTTTGCCAGCATCCATAACCTTTTCATACACATCATTTCCTTCAAAGTTTATCTTGCCGATAGATTCAAGATCATCTCCATTAAACAGGGCAAATGCAAGGCTATTAGTGCTTGCATCAATAGCACAGATTCTCTGTGGTTTTATCTCTAAGCCCCACTTATTCTTTACCATTTGTTTTACCCTTTATTTGTTTAATTGCTTTTATAACTGCGTCTGGATTAACTGCACAAGAAGAACAAATTGCATCGTCGTTATATATGGAGAGCGGAGAAGAGCAAGACCTACAAAGCCTTGTCTTCCCCCTTCTCTTTTGTCTTTTTGAATGCAGATATCTTTCAGCAATTTTTTCTTTTGTTGCTAAATCTCTACACTCTGCAGAGCAGTATATTTGGTAAGATACTGAATGCGTAAAAGTTTTATCACAATACTTACAATTCTTCACCGAGAATCTCCAGAGGCGCTATTTTTAGTACGCCTGTACCTGCAGACTCACATGCTTTTTTAATTGGGCATGACTTGCATATCTTGGAATTAGATCTATAGTTTTTGGTTGGCAGGGTTTTATCTTCCCATGCCTTTCGAACTGATCTCATCCAATCAAATGCCTGGTCTACCCACCGACGGTAATGATCGTTTACATCTACTGGGATCAAAAGAAGTTCGTGATTATTTTTATTTTCATAAATCATAACTCCCTTTGGTCTCTTTAGAATCTTCATGTATATAAGTAATTGCATTAGGTGGCCGTTCTTTGCCTTACCTGATGCCTTTCTGTATTCGAATCCCTCATTCATCATTGTTTTAATTTCACCAATGAGTTCTTCTCCCTGCCAATCAAACATAACATCACCATATCCAAAGATAGGTGGGTCATCATGTCTAATCTTAAACTCTGTTGTAGGCTCATTGTTTTCGTCACGATAAACCTTAACTATTCCAGCATTCATCATTGCATTTTGAATTCTTGCGTGAGACAGTGTTCCTGCAGTCATGTTTGCTGCTGCATATGCATCTGCATTATCTTCGAACACTTGTCCATCAAAAGCAAGGTACCAATATCTTGCACACTCGCCGTGACCGTATGCAATAGTAGATGGTGCAAAAGTCTTCTTTGTTGTATGCTTATCTACACGAGTAATCGTGTATCCTTCTTTGATCTTTGCCTCAAGTCCTGCTATATCCATAGGATGGATGGGCTTTTCTTCTGGCTTAATCATAACCGTGTGTAGTAAATTTTTTGTCATTAATTTTCTCGTTTCTATTAGTATAAGTATAGCAGACTATCGAGTTATGTATTTCAATGCAGATACAAGATTGTTGATAGACTCTGCAGCCGTATAATAAAGATTCTTCTTTCCACGATCTGACTTGTCAACATTAGCCATCCATGTAGCCTTAAACGCCATCTTAGCAGCAATAGCCTGCAGCCTTACGATCTCAACTGTAGCCACATTGAGTGGTATATCTGGCTTAATAATTATCTTAGCAATGAAGGTAAGGGCTGTAGTCAGTTCCTCATCTTCCATGTAGTCAGCAATCTCTGACAAACCATTTACCATATCTATTGTTGTTTGTTGTTGTTCCATTATTCCTCCACCATGTCTTCTAGAATACTCATCTCAATTATAGCAAGTCTAACTTTTGAGTTACCCTCGCCTATTACCACCACAATTGCTGGGTCCTTGCCATTCTTCATGGCATCTGTGGTAGCCTTAGCCCAAACCTCTTTATTCAAAGTAAAAGACTTTCCAACCTCTTTAAAGTCTACGACAAAATTTTTCCAGGAGGCATCTCCCTTTTGTGTGTTACGCCCAGAGTTCTTGTGCTGTTTAGCACCAATTCTCTTTGACTCACTCTTCTCCGTCATTACCTTTCCATTTCTGCTTACCAAATTTAACGGTACTTAGATGCTTATCCTTACACATCCAGGTTGCTGTTTTTGTTTCTGGATAAAGCCTAAGAGTTCTGACTTCTGTCTTGCATGTATGACAAACAAACTTTCCCTGGTAGACAGTAAAACTACCCATTTAGTTTATCCTTGATTGACTGTTGCAAATCAAGATCCTCCCTTACACGATTAACGAATGCCTCTTTGCCTTGCACTTTAGATCCATCAGGAAGTATATACCAAGCGCCTGTGCGCTCTACAATACCATTTAGTTCTGCGGTAGTAACCAAATCACCAATGGTATCAAGACCAATATCGTCACCTCTAAAGTAAAAATCATACTCACCAGACTGAAACCCTGGAGAGGTTTTTGAGAACTGGAGTTCCCACTTAATAGTTCTACCAATTTTTTCTTCAATTAATTTATCTCCTACCTTGATCTTGCCCTTAATCGCTTGATTGTCTGACTCTGAAGAAAAGAGTTTAATAATACATGAGGAATAAAACTTAGTAGCCTGACCACCAGAAGGCTGCTGGCTAGTATACATAGCATTAATATTATTACGAGACTGAGAAATAAGAACAAGCAAAGTTGGCTTAACTTTATTGTTTGCATAGTTAAGCATTTTCCATGCGTTACTAAAGTCACGGGATTCTGCTCCAATCTGTTTGGTGTTTTCTAATGCTTTCATTTCATCTGTATCTTTTTCAAAATAGATTGCTGGAAGCATTGATGTAATAGAGTCTACCACAATTAGGTCAACACCAGCGTTCATTAATCCAACACCTACGTCTACCATATCGCTAATAGTTCTTGCTTGTGAGTAGATTAGTTTTTCTGGATCTACCCCCAAAGTTCTAGCCCAGTCTTCAGAGTAGGACATTTCTGAGTCAATCCATGCACACAACTTACCCTCTGCTTGAGCAAGAGCAATCATCTGAAGACACATAGAAGACTTTGCTGAAGACTTAGATCCCCAAATAAGAACCTGTCTGCCATAAGGCAAACCTCCTCCAAGAGCACGGTTTAAACCAAAACTGGGTGTAGGCTGATACTCATAGTTAACACCTACGCCACTACCTAATCTTTTTCTTAACTTAGGGTCTAACTGTGCTAACGCTTCTTCTATACTAACTGACATGTACATCCTCCAATGTTACGGTTCCGTCTTTAGTCTTACCAAAATCAAACTTATAAGATTTTCCCTCTTCAATACTCATATATGCTTTTGCAAACGCTGTAGGAAAAACTGTAATAGAATGAAGGTCTCTGCTTGTATCTGCAAGTGTAAGAGATGCCATCTTCTTTCCAGTCTTTGTAATCCTTGGCTTAAATGAAACTACAAACATCTCATCATCCCTATACGGTAACTGCTTGTAACTTAAGAACTTTACAAGTGCATGAGATGATTCTTTTATCTCATCTGAAGGTATGAAAGAAACAATCCTATTATCATTACACAAGACAAGATAAGAACGACCTGTCTCAATAGTTGTATTTTCATCGTCAAATATACCGACACTGCCAGTTTTGTCCAAAATTTCAACTCGTGACCATCCTGTTCCTCGCTTAATTGATTTTACCATACCCATAAAAATGTATGATCCTTTTTCTTCAAAGTCAACAATATCCTGAATGAAGGCATAGTAATGAGAAGGTATTGTGATATTAAACTCTGGAAGGTTTAAGTATTCGTATAAGTTCTCTTTAATCTCCTGATCATTTCTAGGGTTATCATTAAATGTTGCTGCGCCAATTACTCTCAACGCTTGGAGTGCACGACTGTTTACTCCGTTGCCTTTGGTAAATGTAAACTCTTCAAGTTCTTTATACGAATTGAATGGTCGTGCAGATATGTATCTTTCACCAATCTTGTCAGATATGAACTTGATAGCACTGAGTCCAAACCGAATACCTTTACCCTCAATCTTAAAATCAATATCCGAATCGTTAATGTGAGGTAACTTAATGCTAATGCCCATTCTTTTTGCTTCAATAAGGTATTCAGTTCTTGCATCTTTATCCTTTTCGTTCTTTAGCACTGAGTACATAAACTCAAGTGGGTAATAATATTTTAGCCATGCTGTCCAATAGGATAGCGTTGAGTATGCTACTGCGTGTGACTTGTTAAATGAGTACCCTGCGTGAGCCTCAAAGTCATGCCATAGATCACGAGCAAGGTTGGGAGCAATGAACTTTGATGCACCCTCTACGAATTTTTCCTTAAACTGATCAAATTCTTTAGCATCTTTTTTCTTGCCAATGATCTTTCTAACTTTATCTGCTTCCGACATGGACATACCGCCAAGGTGTACGCATGCTTGCATAACTTGTTCCTGGTAAAGAATACAGCCATAAGTGTCCTCCGTAAATTGTTTTAATACTTGGTGTGTGTAAGAAATGTTTTGACGACCATGTTTGCGATCAACATAATCCTTACCAATAGTATTCATTGCACCTGGACGAACAAGAGCATTTGATGCTGCAAGTTCGTTTAGATTCTTAACACCCATCTTAACAAGAAGGTTTGTGTATGGTGCTGCTTCACATTGGAACACACCTTTTGTATATCCATCAGACAGCATCTGATAAACATTGGCATCATCCATCTTAATCTTAAGAAGGTCAATCTTTTTTCCATCTCGTTCTTTAATAATATCAATTGTGTTCTTAAGAACAGACAAAGTCTTAAGACCCAAAGCATCAATCTTAATTAAGCCAATTCTCTCAGCCTCTTCCATGTCAACACCAACGACTGGAATTCTTTCATCAGAACCAGTAGAAGACCTTGTTTCAAGTGGTGCGTATCTAAAGATTGGTTCCTTTGCAGTTACAACACCAGCAGCATGGATACCTGTACCACGAATACGACCACGAAGTTGTTCTCCGTAAACCTCTACCTCTGGATACTTCTCACGAAACTCATATGTTGATTTAGATGTGCAGAAGTCGTCCCATGTGTCTACAGTCTTCAAAACCTTGTTTACATCTGATAAAGGAATATTCAATACTCGTGCAACGTCTCTAACAATTCCCTTACCAGTAAATTCAAGGAAGGTAGCGATAGATGCAACATGTCGATATTGTCTAACAAGGTAGTCTTTTACTTCTTCACGACGAGTATCTTGAATATCTGTATCGATATCTGGGAAGTCATTACGCTCTGGATTAATAAAGCGGAAGAACAAAAGGTTGTGCTCAATAGGATCAATATCTGTAATCTTTAGTGCATAACAAACAAGAGAGCCAGCAGATGATCCACGACCAGGACCAACCATGATCTCTTCTTTCTTGGCCCAGTTGATCATGTTACTTACAACAAGGAAGTATGGAGCAAACTTCTTATCCTTAATAATCTGCAACTCTTCTTCAAGTCTGTCAAGGTACTCTTGGTTTTCTGACAAACCTCGCTCTGCCAAACCTTCAAGCGCAGCCTTTGCAAGTTCCTTGTCAGGACTCTTGTACTGTACTGGTAGTAAGTTTAAGCCTTCTTGAATACCATAGTCTCCTACTGTCTCTGCTAATAGGAGTGTGTTTGAGTAGATGTCAGGTCGATCAATACCCTGCGCTTCCATGGCTGCTTTAATCTCTTCGTATGAAAGAAGGTGGATGTCAAACTTATTAAATGACATTTGACGGTCTTCGCCATAGAGATAATCAAGGCGCTGCATCATGTTGCCTTTTTTCTTTGATTTTTCATATGTTGTATCTTTTACAAACTTACCGTGTGTGTTCATGAGCAATTTAAACTCTTGAATTTCTTTTTGTGATGAGTCAACATGGTGGCAGTCTGGAGTAACAATAACCTTAATTCCAAACTCGTCTGCTAGTTCTATTAGATACTTATTTATATGTTCTTCATTGTGAGGCATGACCTCAATGTAGTAGTCATCTTGAAAGCGCTCTTTAAACCAAGAGATGTACTTCTTGGCAAGAGCAAACTCTTCTTCTTCAAGTGCCTTAACTAGTACACTACTTGGACAAGCAGAAGAAACAATAATTCCCTCTTTATACTTTTCTAATATACTAAAATCAAATCTTGGCTTCTTAAAAAAACCATCTGTCCAGGACAATTCACTAATCTTGTTAAGGTTTTCTAAACCAATTTTATTCTTGGCTAGAAGGATAATGTGGTTGTAGACAAGATCTTGTTGACCTTCTCTTTCAGACTTATCTCTTGTATCAGATATGTCTGCACACATGTATCCTTCTAGACCTAGAATTGGCTTAATGCCCTTTGCTTTTGCAATACGGTGCAGTTCCCTATGCCCAGATAAAGTACCGTGGTCAGTGATGGCTATTGCAGGCATCCCTAACTCAACTGCACGGTCAACGTATTCTTCTGGAGTAGCAATCCCATCAAATAAACTAAAATGGGTGTGGACATGTAAGCCGACGTAGTTCATATTACCAATCTGCGTTGGTAGATGAAGTTACAGATGGGCCATCAAAGCCCAAATAGTATGCTTCTTGCTCGGCATAAGGAATCTTCTTAAGTGCTGACTCAAGAGGATAAGGCTCAATGTCCTTCCAATCAAATGGTTCCTTGTCTGGTGCTGATGGAATAAGTGTGTAATTTGTTTCAGTTCCCTGACCATTACGTTTTAACTTCCATAGTACGTTTGAGATGCTTCCTGTTTCAAGAGCATACTCACGAATTGTATTAAATGATGACTGCTTGCTGATTCCCATTGACCAGATAGCAACATATGGTGCTTCGATTCCATCGTCAACTAATACGTTGCAGTAGAAGCGAAGACGGCCACGCCATCCTGCCTTTGGATCCTTGCGGTGCATTTCTTCTGCCCAGTCACGGCCTTCTGATTCCATTGTATCTACAGCCTTGCGCTTGTAGTCCTTTGGATTTACGTGCTCCTTAACAACAAGTGCTAGTCCACGCTTTTCATTATAGTTCGCAGAGTCCTCATCGAGTTCTTCAATGAAACGAATCTTTACTGATTGACCGTCTGCAAGTTTTAGCCACTTTACTTTTGGCCCGTCGTTTTCATACTTTGGCTTGTCGAGCAGGGCATTGATGTTCTTGAGTCCCTTTACTACGCTCATATATTTCTCCTTTGTTTGTTATATTAGTTTAGCATAAGTGATATTGATTTGTCAAACTGAAACTCTAAGTTTCTGAGTTCTTCGTCTGGCATATCGCCAATATCTTTATACTGGGTGTTTAGTTTAATAACGGAAACACGAGTAGATAGTTTCTCAACGATTCTATCTTTCATGTTTCCTCCCGCTTCATCATTATCAGCAATAACAATAATGTTATTGAAATACTTCTGAAGCAATTCTATTTGTGTACTTGATACATTTGCACCAAGTGTTGCTACTGCTGGAAGTCCAACCTGGTCAAGCCTGATTGCATCAAACGATGATTCCACTACATATACTCTATCAGATTTTTTGACTCTGTGCAAGTTAAAAAGAGTTTTGCTTTTTGGAAGACCTGGCGTATTTTTAAAATCTTTTCCTTCAATAGATCGACCAACAAATCCTAAAGGTATTCCGTCTGGGCTGTGAACTGGAACAGTAACCATGTCCTGCTTTTCTGAGTAGCCTAAAGAAAACTTTATGCAAGAAGGCTTTTGAATTTTTCTATATGTAAAATAATTCTTTGCTCTTTCTGAGGCAACTAGATTGTTGTGCAATCTTTTAATAATTAATTCATCAAAAGTTTTATACTGCTCTTCTTTTACAAGAACCTTGTCAATTTCTGTAGTAAGATTAGTCAACTTCTCTTTGCTTTTAATAAATCTAGCAGACTCAAAATAGGTTCTTCCAGAAGTATGCATAACTAACTCTATAAGGTCTGCAGATTTTTGGCAAGAAAAACAGAAAAACATTCCGCTATCTTTTTGAACTTCTCCTGCTGGTGTTCTGTGATTATTGTGAAATGGACAAAAGATCATGAAGTCTGCATCAAGTTCAGACTCTACTGTTATACCCGATCCTGTAAGGACTCGCTTGACTTGTTCTGCGGAATAAAGATTGGATTGGTTCCGTCTATTCCTGCTATCCATTCGCTTTTCCTCTTTCCTGCGTAGACTGCCTGTACCGATAATTCAAATTCAAAAAAGTTCTTTATATCATTATACCTTATAGTGAAATCTGGGTCAAGATCAATTCTTGGAACATATCCACTTAGTTTCATTTCTGAGACCAATAATCTTATATACTCTTCCTTGAGTCTTCCAATCATTGAGTCGTCATGAATTACTCCATCAAGGTAAAACCTTTTAATAGGCTTGTGATGGTAGAAGGTTGGTGGCAAGTTCTTCTTGATTTCAGACATACCATATTATAACTACTTATCTTCAAAGTCTTTATACCTGTAGTATCCCTTATCAAAGTCGCACTGTACCAAAAAGTCTCCCATAAATCCATTACGGTTCTTTCTAAATGCACACTCAATGATGTCACTATTTGTTCCACGGCCCAAAGCAAGAACCCAATCAGCATCATAAGCAATCTGTCTAGACCAGGCTGTTTGACCCAGTGTAGGTACTGTAGACAGGTCGTTAACATCATCTGGTGTAGCAGATGAGATAGCAATGATAGGGACCTCTTCACCAATAGCCATCAGTTTAAGTTCTCTTGAAAGGTTCTTCATTCGTACCGTTTCATTATCTGACTTCTGATTAGGAGCCATCAGTTGTAAATAGTCAACAATTACAAAGTCAGGCTTGTACTGATCAATCTTTCCACGAAGAACTGAAGGGTTGATCTCTCCGCCTTGATCGTTTGATATGATATGAAACTCTGGCTTGCCTGCAAGATTCTTTGCATGCCAATCCTTTAGCATATCAATCTCAATCTCACCATTACTAATCTTACGATGTGACCAACGTCCTTCACCCATAATTGTAAATACACGATTACGAACTTCGGTCTCAGACATTTCAAGAGAAATTACCATTGGGGACTTTCCCTGCTTCCAAGCCTGCACTGCAAAGTAAAGTGCAAGCCAAGACTTTCCAATTCCTGGATAAGCAAGAAAGACACCCAGTTGTCCTGGCATAATTCCAGATGGTAGGTAGTTATCAAACCCTGGCAATCCTGTTTTGATTCCAGACAGGCCAAGTGCCTGCTGCTTCTTTACATTTTCAAAGTATGCAATAGCAGACTCAAGATCTGTAACATCAATATCACGAATTGCAGCAGTGTTCTTTTTTAATTCTGAAGTCTTAGTAATTAATTCGTTAAGTGCACCAGTTCCATTATTGTTTTGAATCTCAGATGCTGCAGATCTAATAATGTCTTTTAGGCTATCTGTTAGATACTCGCCCTGAAGTTCTTCAAGGTGATGCTTTGTCGCACCAATACCTGCTACTGGCTCAAAGTCTCTAAACTTTTCAGTAACCAGTTCTGCTGGAGGAAGGACTGAGTTGTTTTCAAAATATAATCTTACGAAGTTCCATATATCTCCGTGAGTTCTTAGAAGGTTGTCGACATTTGCCTGAAGTAGAACATGGATCTGTTTGTCTTTTAAGACAGCGGTAAGTAGTTTCGCCTCTGTATTATTCACTTAACCACTCCTTTGCCATTCGTCTGCGCTCTGCTCTCTCTTCATCATCTTTAACTTTATCTTTTCTTGCCTGCAATATTTTTTCTGCGTTGTATGCAAAGTAGTTCCAAGAAGGATTCTCTGCAACTGAAAAGTAATACTCAAGTATATCGTAGCATCCTGGCAGTGTGTATGACTCCACAAGGGCATCTGAAGCCCACTGCTCCACATTAAGGTTTAGGGATGGCTTTGATTCGTACCTTGCGGTATGATACTTGCTGTATCTTGAAAGCAAAGCCATGCGGTCTTTGCGTTCTGCCATTATCCTTCAGCAGCCTCCGATTGGGCTTCTAAAATCTTTGCTGTTAGTTTGTCTTCAACAAACTTATATACACGCTCAAAAGATTGATCGACTGTTTCACCATTGCGTGAACTGTCAACAACGCCAAGATCAAGTCTTAGTGATTGAAAATTTCCTAGATTTAATGTGTATCCAAGTGTTACAGATACCTTTGTTGGTTCATTTGTTACTACATAATTGCTGTCTGACATTTTATACCCTTCGCTAAATAGATTCATTCCAAATTGGAACAAATCGCCCGTCTTCAGTTCTTCTATAAGTAAGTATACCATCGCCCATTCTGCGTGTCAACTCTTGCTTGCTGGGCGTGATATCATTTGTAATTAACTTATCTTTTCTTGGTCTGCCAATATGATGTGAAGCAAGTATATCACGAATCTCTCTAACTTGCGATTCAGAGTAATACGATCTTACTTGAAATCCTCTTGCCCCACCCTTTTGAGATCCCGTTGGAAATGGAATCACTCCACGCTTCATTAGGTCTGGCATATATTTTTTATGACGATTAACTAGATCAGCAGTCTGCCCTACTGTGTATGCTCTTTCTCTTTTATTTTTAAAGTCACCAATCAAGCAACTCTCTATTTGATCTTTTGTAATATTATAAACAGACATTATTCCATTAGACCTGTTTAAGTGATGGACTCTTACAAGGTCACCGTTAAGAAACCAAACCTTTTTATTACCTGGAATTACAGGTGACTCATTGTACTTTTCGCTCTCAATTGTTCCTTTTTTAGTAGCCATTGGCCCTCCTGAGAATTACTTGGTGGATGAAAAAATTTTCTTGACCCGCAAAGAATGCAGTATAGTTCTAAGTTATTTATTTCTGTATACTGTCTATCTATAAACATTCTTCCATTACATTTTGTACATTTTATCATTAATTTGGTATTCCAATAATCACTAAGTTAATGCCTACGCTTGTGTCTCCTCCAGCATTAAACTTAATTGTACCTTCAACCTTTGAAGTTGAAACACCCTTTAGAGTAACTGTCACATCTTTACCAGCATCTGTATTTCCAACGTTTACTGGTGTTGCTGTTACCACTGGCGCAAATTTAAATTCGCTTGGAAAATCATAAGAGAATGCCTGAGAAGATCCAGCAGTTTGGGTCGTATTGGTTGTTACCTGAACATACCCTCCGATAATCCTTGCCTCAGATGCTTTAACGCTTTGCTTTCCAGCATTGGGTGTATCCACGGTAACATATTTATATATTGACGGGGATATCTGAGCAGATAGATCATTAATAGCCTTAACAATCTGATAGACATATGTAACGTCTAAAGGTTGTCCTCGCTCTGGCACGGGTAAAATTGGCATATTATAATTATACCAGACTCACGGTTCCAGAATCATAAACTTCTAATACCTCTGTGAGTATTGGATTTATTGATGATGCCTGTACTATTACTCTCACAGACTGTGTTCCATTTTTTAAAAATGAATAGTTTTGTGATGCTGTAGTTCCTATATATGCTGGCACTGCCCCATCAAAACCTGCAAAAACATCATAAGTTATTTGAGTTGAGACTTGTCCACTAGACCAGTTTGTCAGTACGGTATTTCCAACAATGTTGACATCTCCTGGGCCAATTATAACAGCCTCTGATCCAGTAATAAAAATTTTCGAATATGCGGATTTTCTATTTTTATCTTCTGCAACAATTCTAAATCTAACAACTCTTGAGTTTGAAGAGGTTACCTTTCCAAGTAATTCTTTTTTAACAACAACATTCTTAATACCTTTGTCTGACATTATCCAACATCCAAAGCAAATCTAAATTCAATATAGTTTGTTGTGTTTGCTGACTTTATAATAGGCTTTGACCCTATACTCTTGATTACAGAATACCCAGTAAGACCATACAATGAGTTTGTTGATGTAATATTTTCGAGTCTTAGACCATCAAGACAAACGTAAAACATATCAGATGGTACTCCAGCCTCTGTTACGCATGCATAAATCTTTACTACCGAGACTTCTCTCCAGTCAAAGTTGTCCGTCTTATTTAAATCTTTAAGTGCTTTTGATTCAACAATATATCTGTTTGTAGAAAAGTCTTTTGATGTTAATGCTGTTCCAGCGGAATATGATTCATCATCGATGTCTACCTCAAACCTTGAATATTCTTGGCTAGAGTCTTGTCCTATATGAGAAAACTCTAATAATATTTTAACATTATCTGGGACCGTATTCGAATTAGCAACCTTGTTAACAATAGAAAATGCTAATCGAAGTTCATCCAAAGGACTATTTTTTGTAAAATCTACAGTTGTTTGATTAAGCCTAATGTATTTAGATCCAGTTCCAACCTGTATTTTACCTTGTTGATTAGTTGTTAGTGTTGAATCATTTCCAACAATGGCAATTATGTTGTTTAAAAATCTACATCTTTCGTTTCTTGCTATTCTGTCTGACTGTGTAAATATTCTATTGTCTGCATTTGTTGCAAATACATTAACTGTTTGATTTATTATACCGTTTTCAGATTCTCCATCAAGAGGCTCATACCTGACTGGTATATCTATTGCAGCAGATCCAAATGGCTGATATAGCCAGTTATCTGTTTCTGCAAATGAATATATATTTCTGCTATCAAATGACCCAGCAACTGGGTTTGATGCAGCAGAAAATATACCAACCTCTGTAATCTCGTATCTTTCTTCTGTTGGAAGTTCTGCTGTTAGCACTACCTTTGATAGCCCATCTTCACTGACAAATCCTCTAGATATAATTGGAACACGAAACATCTCAAAGTCTAAAGAAGACTTGCTTGAGTAGTCCCCAAACACACCGTCAGAAGCCACTGGAGTGGGCCCACAGCCCACAGCAATGTGAGATGCGTATGATTCGGTCTGGCCAACAAGATACTTGGCTAAAAGATTTTTACCTATATTAGTTATCATTAATTACTCCCAGGATATATTGTATCACTAAAAACATCTCCACTTGTCAATACCTGAACCTCTACCTGCTCATTTTCTTTAACATTAATTAGATTAATAACCAGGTCTCCTGTTATTGGATCTATATAGACAGATTGGCAGTTTGGAACCTTTGTTCTTTTTGTCAAATCGGGGTCTGTGCCAACAAGATCATATCCAGTTCCACATGACGGAAGGTGATCAAAGATAGACAAAGACAAAGATTTAAAATAAGAATCAGAAGACTGAAGCCTTAAAACATTGTTTGGGTTGTATTGCAAATATAGATCTGTTAAGTTTTTAATTGGAGAGTATATAACCTTTTGACCATTGACAAGGTCGTGTCTAGATATGGATGCAAGTTCGTATCCTCCTATGTCTTCAAATATAAGGTCTGTCATTATCTCAATTGACATAACCTCATCGTTAAAAAGAATTAAATCGGGGGTTGCAATTTTTACCGAATCATCGCCTTTTGTTTCTTGCGCTTTTGGTATTGCTGCAGTTGCATCTACCGAAGAACTTTTATTGATTGGAGTTGTCACTATACCACCTCACTTAAGAATACTGTCATGTCTGGTCCATCCGAACTTCTTGAAAACTCAATGTTGTAAACAACAAATCTATTGGCTGGACTAGATGCCATGCTTATATCATTTTCTTTATAGTCTAAACTAACTATATCACCAAGTTGAATAGTAGGTATTGCAAATATTCTAACACCAACAGATTTTCTTGGCTTTGTTGTTTTTTCAATCATCCATTTCATTAGGCTTGATGCTTCATCCTGTGATTGAATGTACTGTGTATCCAAAGAAAAATCTCTCTTTCCGTATGTCATTCTGCTAAGTTTTATATCTTGATAATCTTGCTTAAACTTAAAAGGATTAGATATCAGTCTATCTGCTACAAACTGAGGGTTTGATTCAAGACTGTTTCGATTAAAATATTCATCAACTGTTAAATTATTATCAGACTGCTGAGTAAATGTAATCCCTTGAACTCTTAAATAGTTTCCGCTTGTCTCATCTAGGCTTAGGGCTGTGTCAGTTGCATTAAACACTAAAAATTCTGCACCGTACGATCCCGCTCTAAATCCAGAAACAACGTAGCCCTTTATTCTGTTAAAGGTAGGAGAAATTTTTGCAGTTAGTGCTGGATAGGCTTTGTCATATTTAAAGTTAAAGACTGCTGCCTCTCTCATTATGCTTCCAAATTCTTCAAAGTATATATCATACTTTGGTGGCTCTGAAGAACCAATGCCAGATAGGTATGTGTTTTGGATTAAACCACTTACTGCGTACTTTCTAAAGGATTCATTTACATCAATTTCTGTGTCTCCAAAGACTGAGTTAACTGGTGCGCCTAAAGAAAAAGATGTATTTTGAGAATAGTTATTACATAAAGCATAAACATTTTCAAACATAACCCTTGAAGATCCTCTTGTAAACAATGCTACATCAGAGTATATTGGAAGCGGATCATCATCATCGACTGTCTTTATTAGTCTTCCATTCATATATAAATAGAATCTTCTTGTCTTTCCTATGTCTTCATATTCTACTGCTAAATCATATACCGTTGGATTTTCCTCAGCAAACATTCTTGACTGGCCAGTAAACCTTCCATCATCAACTGTGATTTGTGCTATCCCGTTCCATAGTCCTACTGGAATTGCGATTCCATTATTAGACTTAACCTTATAAAAGAAAACATTGCTAACGGTCTCTCTGTCTGTTTGAGATAGGTTTCCAAGGCCTAGTGCTGCAATTTCAAAGTAGTATCCAACATTTGTTTTTGGATTTAACATTACTGCGATTCCTCCAGAGCCACCAGCAATATTAATATTTTTATCTGGTGTAGAGCCATTAACAACATAGTAGGTCGAAGATCCATTGGATGTTTGGCCACGGTCCTCATTGCTTTCTATCTTTCCAACTATTCTCATTCTTGTACCAAAATGTTTATATTTTTTCCCTTGTAAAGTTTTATGAACATAGGAAACAAAATCTCTTGGCTTTTGCTTTGTTGTAAAGTTTGGTCCAGTTAAAGAAAGTGCTGAAGACTGAATTGATCCTGGAAGTTGCTGAGTCTTTGTTGTTATTTCTCCAACAAGAGCAGTTGACATAAAGTTTTTAATAATTCCAGTTCTAGAAGATGTTCTTGCTAGTGCATCAGAATTTATACCAGTTCCTGGCTCAGTGCTCAAAACAAACTTACCAGCAGCCTTTAGCAAATCAATTTCTGCTTGTGTGGCTCCTGGTTCTATTGTTACCTCAATTTCTGGGTCAGGCAAATTTTTGTCAAACAAGTATTCAGAAAGCATGTAGCAGCCTTTTACATTGTCGTCAGACTTCCAGTATTCAGATATTCCAGCAGAGTGCTCTACCACTGTAGTTCCAAATTGTCCACGACCATGCTTAACAACTGGACCATTTTGAAGTTTAATTACTCCAGACTGCTCAAAGTATTTTGGTTCCGAATAAATTCTTACAAGACCAGTTGGGTATATCTTTCCATTAAATGGTAGTTTAGAAAAATAATTTTGATAATCTTCTGTAGAGGTTATCCAAACATTTCCAAATCCAGTCACATTGTATTGAACTGCATCATACTTAATAATCTCGCCTTGTGAATAAAAATAACCATTGTATCTTGTAATCCAGTATGCTGCCTCACCAAGACTAAAAGTATTATTAATTACAATATTGTTTTTTACAACTGGAACATCTGCTGAAAGGTTAGAGTTTAAAGGTATTGCACTGAGTACATATGCAGACTGCGTGTTTACTTCATTGTTGATAGACTTTGTGTTTTCTGTTCCAGAAACTTCCCACAAAAGCGCAGGCTTATATGTATAGTATCTTTCTTCATCTAAAAGACTTGCTTGCTTTATCGATCCAACTGACCTCTGTATGTGTCTTGTTGTATAGTTAATAACTCCATCATTGTATACGTTATTTGGCTGCACTGCTACAGATATGATATTGGCAAGTTTGGCATTGGGGATGGTTTTATTTTTAATTTCTTTATCTTCAAACAAATCATTTGTTCCCTTAAGTTCAAATGTTGTTGGTCTTTGATCTTTTGTTGGCATTAAATAATCTTTACTCATCATTACAAAGTTGTTGTATTCATCAAAGAACATTGCAGTCTGTGTTGATACTGCTAAATCCTGAAGAACTTGTGCAACACTTTTATCTGGTCCAACAAAGAAATAAGGGATAATCATTTCTGTTTCATTTGCAACTCTTCTAAATGTGTAATTAGAAAAACCAATACTGTCTAAGAGCAAGGACACTGCAGAACTAACTGATACTTCTGTCATTAATATTTGAGGGGCAGTTAAAGATTCTAAATACCAATACATGTCTCTTAAAGAAAGAGAAACTGTTTTGCCCATTAGGTCTTGCTTGGGAAATGAGTCAGAGTATAGCGTTTTAATTGGAACGTAATAATCCCATCCATTGACATCGACAATAACTTCATAGAACTTAAACTGAACATGTCTATTTATGTACTTTGCTATTATGCTTAATAAATTGTTTTCATTAAAAGCCTGATCATAATCAAAAATATCAATGTTTCCGTTAGATGCAACCAGTTGTCCTACTGGCAATCCGCTTAAGCCAAGGTCTGATGCGCTTTTATTAATCGAGTAGTTCAAAGTCTTATCCGAAACATTCAGAACAAGTCTTGGAGATATTTCTATTAGATCAAATGTTGAGTCTTTTACGTTCATTGCATCTACAACAATTCTAACTCCTGAGATATATTCAAACTCCCTATACTGCTTTTTCCCGTCCAAAGATCTAGTAAAAGAGTTGGGGTCTGTAGCATCTATAACAAAGTTTGTTAGTCTGTCAACTGTTTCATCTTGTACATACCAGCCATACTTTGGAGTAACTATGTCATAATCTATACCGTTCCATATATAGTACTTTCCAATATCGGCATTATTTTCTTTAATAAGATAGGCGTATCCAATTACAGATTTTTCTGGAAGCAAAGATATGCTTGTATATTCTTCTGCAAATACAAACTTTGATCTCCACTCATCTGGGACTACAAGACCGTATGCAATTTCTAAGTATCCATCACTTTTAATTATTGATGATCCATCTGATCTTGTTGTTGCTGGATTAAACGAGATTACATCTTCCCAATTTCCATCTTTTAAAAATTGAATCTTCCATTTACTAGGTACTTTTTTATTTACATCTCCATAAAATGGATCTGCAAAAGAACCAGTTGGGGAAGAAAATGGTCCCAGGTTTTCTGTTCCAGTATGGGTTTGCATCTTGACTACAACTCTATTTGCTGGAATCTTTTCTTTGTAAACAACAAAGGGGCAAGCATCCTCTATAAGATTTTGTGCTCCTCTTACCTTTGATGCAACTCCATATTCCTGACCAGACTCTGTTCTGTATGATGTCCAGTACTTAAACTTGTCGTTTTTATCTGGCATGTAGTATCTTGGTCTATCTGCCATAACTAAATTTGGATGGTGAAGTTTTCCATTTTCAAAAAATACCGCTTTATTAATTCCAGACCTTGGTCTGAACTGATCAAAGCATGCTTCTAAAGAATAAAGTGTTTGCAGTTTTTCTTTCTTAGTTAAAAATGTTGTGGGAATATCATTGTTATCAAATGTTCCATCTACCAA